GACCTACGCCCCATGCAACGATTTGGTTATTACGTGAAGGTGAACCAGATGCGTTAGAAATGTTACGAGTCTGACGAGCGTTATCTGTTGGTTGTACGTCAGCAGTCCATGTGTAATCGGTAATTCCGTAGTAACGAGTTGTAGAGCCGTCTCCACCCATTGCTAGGTTAGACATGTACCAATAATCGTTATTGTACGGACGAATAAAGTGTGAACCGGGTGTGTAAGCAAGACCTGAAGAGTGAACTTCAATATCACCGCGGTCAGCAGACTGGAGGTAGAAATCGTCTGAGAGTTCCCAGAATTCGCCTGACTTCTCATCGATGTAGTACGCAACACGTTCCCAACGAGTAGCGTTAGTTGTTGAAACCCACTTTGAGTAAGCAAACTGCCAACCAGCAGCGTAAAAACCACGAACAGTTGGATCGTAGATTACGTTCTGTGGGTGGAACTTTGATGGGCCATACTTAATAGAACCATCAAGGTAAACAATTTCCCAACCACCAGTACGTGAACGATCAAGGGCTCCAAAGTTACCATCACTCCATGAGATAGTACCGTTTGCTTGATACGTTCCCGGTGTGTTGTTGTATCCACGAAGGTGACCAAAGGCAAGTACGCAGTTTGATCCTACAGACATTTCACCGCGAGCACGACCAGTTTGTCCAACAATCTGCACCTGACGTGGTTGCTTAACGTTGATGTATTGGTAGTTACCGCGAGTTGTCATACCTGATTCTTCACCGTAGTACATTAAGAAGCGACCGTTCCAGTCAGTTGATACTGGTTGGAAAGCACGCATGTTGTTCAAGGTGTTATTAGATGGGCGCATTACGTGTGGGTAGAACAAACCAAGATCTGCAGAGATATCAGTCCATACAGCAGTTGTTACGTTGTACTTCCACAAACGGCGTCCGTAGAAACGGTCAATATTTGAAGGTGCAACGTTGTTAGATGTATAGGTACGACGACCAATTATACCTACTTCAGTTGCGCTGTAACGGAATGGAAGTCCACCACGGTTCCACAAGCTACCTTCACCTGTACGGGAAGGTGCCGAGATAAGTGACCATGTGTTGGTAAGTGGGTTGTAGCCCTGGTAGTCATATGTAGATGAGTCAGAACCTGAAACACCAGTTTGTGTTGGGCTTACCATGAATAAAGAGATGTTACCAACAGTTCCTAGACCAACAAATGCGCCATCTTCCCAAGCGTTTGCAGCAACTGCAATCTGGGTACGAGCACCTGTTGTTAGGTTGTAGCGGAAGAATGAGTTAGATGTACGCTCACGCTGCCATGGGTAAAGGTATGTATTTGCCGCAGCGTCTTGTGCGATAAAGAACTTCTGAGGACCCCAAGTATGTGAAGGATCTCCATAAGTTGTGATGTTGTAAGCACCCATCATCTTCCAAGTATTAAGTGTCTTGTCATAACGAGCAAGATAAACGTTCCAAGTACCTGAGTAAGAAGTTGCGTTATCTACTGTGTTAGAAACGGTCTGTGTACCAGTTGTGGTGTTAAGACGGAAGATAACATATGTGAAAAGAGTTGTGTCGTAAATTTCAGCACGTGTTAGACGGTCAGTTCCAGAGAATTCAATATCTGCTGGGAATGATGTAAGTGTCTGCCATGTCTGTGAGTTGTTAGGCTTGTACTGCCACTTAACGGACTGCTGGTTAGAGCGACCTGCGCGATATACGCCAGTTCCATCAGAGTTATATGACCAACCTACCCAACGGCGAGTATCGTTCCAACCGTAGCCAGAGTTAGTCTGCCAGTCGTTGTGTGCCTCTACGTGAACATATGCGTCACCAAAACCGTCATTGTTAAGGCTAGTACGAGCAGGGGTTGTGTTAGCAAACTTTGCAATTGTAAGAATACCGTAGTTATTTTGCTGTTGATTTTTAGTAATTGCTGAGTTAGACAAAACCTTAATACGGTTAATTGGTCCAGAATATGTAAATGGACGATCCGCATAGATTGTTGCTGTTGAACGAACGGCTGTAAGCGTTCCGTCAGCATAAATTTCTACAAGGATAGATCCGTTGTTCTGTGGATCAGTAAACTTTGCAGAAAGAAGGTAAACAGTGTTTTCTGTAGTTAGTGGCGTTACGTATTCCGCGCCTCCAACCGGAGAAAAAGAATAAAGAACTTGACCAGAGCCTGAGCCCGCGTCTGAGTTGCTGATTGAGTTAATGGCCATTTATTAGATCACTTCCATGCCTGAAATGTGAGCCTTAACGCCAGTAGCTGATGCTGTTGCCTTGATTGTTTCAAGAGCGTCTAGTGCCTGACGGATATCGATTGCAAGAACACCATTAGCTGAAACAGATACACCAGAAAGAACTTCGACATCGCCGAACTTAACTGTTGCTGTTACTGCTGTAGCAGTGGTGTTTGTTAGAAGAATATTTGTTACAACTACCTGGGAAGATGCCCCAGCAGTGAACAAGGTGCTTTCTGAAGTAGCTACCGAACCTCGATAGATCTTCTTTATGTTATTAGCCATGGGTTTTACTTACCTCCGGGTAGGTTGTTAATTTACGCTCATTAGGTTTAGAACGAATACGTCCTGAACGCTACGGTCAACGTAAAGCTTTGTTGTTGCATGTGAGTTAATAGTTGGGGCTGACTGCAGATCAGCTTGACCAATCTTAATATTATCATAAACGGCGCTCGTGTAGGTTACTGTGTTTCCTGGCTTAACTGTAAGACCAGAAAGGAAGTTCCAAACACCTGTAGAGGCGTTCTTTGTAAGCGCTGTGTACTTAGTTCCTGATGATACGTAGGTACCAACAAATGAGAAGTCAAGCGCGTTTGCTACGTTATCCTTAGCGACGAATACGGCTGGGTCAACAACAGCAAGGTTTGCGGTCTGAACGGTTGTTCCGCCGCCACCAAATGCAATTGTACCTGCAATGTTTACGTTACCACCAATATTTACGTTACCAGTTACACCCATACCACCGGCTACTACAAGAGCACCAGTTGTTGTAGATGAAGAGGCTGTAGCAATGTTAATTGAAACCTTTGTATCAGGTATGATTTCCATCTGAGTGTTACCAGAGTCATATCCACCAGCAGCAAAGATAATCTTGTTCTGTGTACCAGAGTTACCTGTACCAATTACAAGGTTACCGCGATATGTTGGTTTTCCCTTTACGAAAAGGTATCCATCACCAGCGTATGTGATTGGGTAAGATGGATCAGCAAATGCTGAGCCAGTCATACCAAGGTCAACCCAACCCTGATCATCATTTCCGTTGTTCATGAAAAGTTGAATATCGGTTGAAGATGTTGAGTCAGCGTTTGTAAATGCGATTTGAGCAAATGAGTTTGATGTTAATCCATCAGCATAGCGGAATGTAGCAATTGCATTTGTAAGAGTTGCTGAAGTTTCAAATGCTTGTGCGCCAGTACCAATGTACATTTTTCCAGCATTTGCTGCGGCTGTTCCAGCAATTACTGAGTTAACGTATGTAGAAAGAGTTGTTTGAGCATCACTAGACGCTGCAACTAGATCATTGATACCTAAAAGATTTCCAAGTGTTTCAAGTGTCTTGGCAACATATACAAGGTCTTGAGCCGAGTATGTGGTTGCTGCAAGCGAAGCACTGATTTCGGACTTAACCGCTTCAATTTGCGTATTAAGAGCTGAATATGATGGCATTACATGTCTCCTTCGATGGAACTACCCATCACGTTAGTATAGGTGGAAAATTTCATTTTCATATCCTAACTAGGCGTTAGGGGCAAATATATTTAGCCCCAGCCAGCGGTCGTCACGGACAAGTCTTAGTTGGGCACTGATATCGCTGGATGCGCCAACAGCAGCAATTGCGTTGATCTTGGCTGTATTGATGCCATCAAGTGCTGATGTATTTGCTCCAGAAATTGCATCTAGGGCAGTTCCTTTAGCATCAACTACATCTCCTACAGCGCTACTTCCAGCTGTACCAATAACTACAAGCGCCGCGTCCTTTATATCACCAATTGCGGTATTTGCCGCGGTGGCAGCGGCTGCAATGTCAAGGAGACTTTGCTCTACAAGAGCAATAATATCTGCGGTATTAACATCCCCTAGTTCTAAAAGGAGAGCGTTAATAGTTGTTAGTACTGTTCCTGATGCGGTATTGAAATCACTAAGTGCAAGTGCTGCGGCATCTGATAGATCAGTTGTACCACTATCAACAATTCCTTGAAGTGTTGTTTGAGCCGCACTAACTACGCCGTTAATTGTTGTAGTAGCGTTTGAAACAATAACGCCTAATTGTCCTGCTTGGTAAGTACCTTCAGCAATAACGCGAGTTAAAGAGAGGTTTGCTACCGCGGCCTCAAGGGCCTTCATTTGGATCAGAAGATCCTTGTTGTCAATGTTTGTAGCAACTGCTTCAACCTTAGCGGTGATAACCGCCTCTAAGGCTGAAAAATCTGGATTGATTGGCATTCTGTCTCCTTATAATCCCGCTAAAGCAACTGCTTCAATGAAAGCAACATCAGAAATAATAACTACGTGATCAGTTTCTGCGTTATATGTTACTGTAATTCCTTGATGTTCTGTATGGTTAAAGGCTCCGTAAATAACAGTTAACACATCTGGAATTGGACCTTGAGGTCCAGTAGGTCCAGTAGGTCCTAGCGGAGCAGCGCCAACTTCTACCCAGAAACCATCGTAGAAAATAAACGCGCCACCATTTATAGTGTTAAACCACGCATCGCCTGAAGACGCCCCAGTTGGTGGAGTATCTTGAGCGTAAGAGAATCGTCCCTGCGGACCAGTAGGTCCAGCAACTTCTGACGATGGGCCAGTTGGACCAGTGTCTCCAGTAGGTCCTGTTGGACCAGTATCACCAAATCCTGTTGGACCAGTCGGTCCAGTATCTCCTTGAACACCTGTTGGTCCAGTCGGACCAGTATCTCCAGTAAAACCTGTAGGACCGGTATCTCCAGTAAAACCTGTTGGTCCTGTTGGACCCGTATCTCCTGTAAAACCGGTTTGTCCAGTTGGTCCAGTCGGCCCAGTTTCACCAGTATTACCTGTTGCTCCAGTAGGTCCTTGTAGTAAACCTGCGTCATCCCAAACAGAATTTACAGCGTCCCAAATATAAAGATGTCCATTAACTAAATATGTTTCACCAACATTGCCAATAGTTGGAAGTTCTTCAACTGTAGCAACAGATCCACTTAGTTGAAGTCCGTTACCTTGTGCACCAGTTGGCCCGGTATCACCTTGTGGTCCTGTGGGACCCGTGTCTCCTTGTGGGCCTGTTGCTCCGGTTTCTCCAGTAGAACCAGTCGGCCCAGTTTCACCGTTTAAACCATTAGGTCCTGTTGGACCAGTTTCACCAGTCGGTCCAGTAGGACCAGGAATATCTGACGCAGCACCAGTAGCACCCGTTGGACCTGTTTCACCAATAGGACCTGTAGGACCTGTCTCACCCGTTGAACCTGTAGGTCCAGCTTCACCTGTTGGTCCGGTTGAACCAGTTTCTCCTACGGGACCAGTAGGTCCAGTTAAACCAGTAGGGCCAGTGTCACCAGTAGGACCAGTCGCACCAGTTTCTCCAATAGGACCAGTTGGTCCGACCTCACCTTGTGGACCAGTTGGTCCTTCAAGATTACCGACGTTAGACCACTCGGTTCCCATCCAAACATAAAGATCACCGTTAGTTACAAAGTAACCATCATTTAATGCACCAGTTGGGTGCGCTGCTTGAAGTGCAGCTAAGTTGGCGTACTCGCCTTTAATTGTTACAGATTTACCGGCCGCACCAGTTGCACCAGTGTTACCGGCTGGACCTCTAGCACCTGTTGGACCAGTTGCACCAGCGGGGCCAGTTGCACCAGTTGCTGCAACAGAACCGGCTGGACCGGTCGCACCTGTTGCACCTGAAGGACCTGTAGGACCTGCTGGACCTTGTGGACCTTGTGAACCAGATGGGCCTACGCCACCAGTTGATACGGATACGACTACTGGTTGTGAGGGGGTGACTTTGATTTCGTCAGCCATGATTACTGAGTTACCTCTTCATTTAAAAATACTTGACCGCGAATATACGTTTGGCGGAAATCAGGATCACTGATAGATGTTCCTTGAAGATCCCAAAAAGCGCGACGAGGAATGTATTTAGTCTTGCTATTTGTAAGTGATAGGCGAAGTTTCTTTGTTGGAGCATCTTCAACAGTAATTGTAAACTCTGCCCAAATTGAAGGTGAGTTTGGATACGTTCTGATCTGAGCTTTAAATACAAGATCACTGAAGTTAGTGTCATCAGGGAAATCAAAGAGTGCATACCAAGAGTCTCCTTGGTTTAAAACAATGTCGTATATGCCTGTAGTTGTAGGCATAGGTGTATGACCATTTAAATCATTTTGAATGTATACGCGTTCTGGACGACGTGAGTCATCAATCTCTTGGGGAATATATACAGGAACAAGTTTGTTAGTAATGCGGCTTACGCGACGTAGAGTTCCCATCTCAATCCGCCACAAACCAATGTTAAGAGCAGAAGACAACTGCTTGTATTGTTCCCAACGCTGTTGAACCATATTGGTTAACTGGTTGAAGCGTTGATCACGAGGGATAGTGACTCCGTCAGGAGCAATGATATTGATATCAAATGAAGCATCTGTTGCAAGAGCCCATAGCGCCTCAATAGTTGAGAGGATAACTAGTGGATACTCTTCTACACCAGGAAGGCTGTTCAAAGTTATCTGGCGACCAGCGCTGTCTGTGCGATTAAGCGTGTGTTGGCTTACAGCGGTGTTAACAAATTTAGTAATATCTTCATCGGTAAAATAACGAAAGTTACTTCCTTCAATTCTTACCGAAGAACCTAATGCGGGGGCAGTTGTAAAATGAATAATTCCGTGTTGTTCTTCAACCGTGTAGCCAGAAGGATAGGCTATGGGAGAACCATTAACGGTAATGTAAAGGCTTGCTATATCAAGAGGCTTGGTCTTGAGGTTAAAGTGCTTGTCTTGTCCATCACCTGTATTGGTGTAATCAAATTGCTTTGGCAAGTCACCAAGTTCCATACGAACTCTGGAGACAAGATCAGAAAGAACGGCCACTCTTGCTCCTTGTTTATAGGCGTATGCTAGATATATAATCCCACGCATACGGTGTAAAAATCTTAATAAACGAAAACAGCGGGCACCGTTACCGGCAACCCGCTGCTACGTAAAGGTCTAGGTTTTAGATAACTCCTGCGAGGTAACCTTTTTCCTTCAAATGCTGAGCAACGTTCTTAGTAACAGCATACTTCTGACCTGCTTTAAAAGAAAAGGTATTACCCGCTCCTAAGGTCATATTTTCAATGTCTGAAACAACGCGAATTTCTACTACATCGCCATCCTGATCTCCAAGCCGTGTAACCGATTCCACAACTACTACTGGACGGTTTGGTTTGGTTGCATCAATAACTTCTGTTTCTAACTTTACTTTAGCCTCTGCCGTAGCGAGCGACATTTCATTGGCGCGTTCCTGCATAGCTTCTGCGTTAGCAGCAGCAAGTTCGTCGCGCTTACGTCCTGTGACGTCTGTTGGGTTTTTAGCCATTCTGAATCCTCCGATATGTTGACTGGGTTTATGTAGAAGGGGGGTTTTTACGCCCCCCTCCCCTCTGCTATTAAGTTTTTTCTAAACTTTTTTGAACTTAGTTGGTTTCTGCAAGAATTACAGACTGGTCAGTAATTAGACCAAGACCGAAAATTGAGTACCAAGCAAGAGCATGCTCACGACCGAAGTCAAGAATACCGCCATCGCGAAGTTCAACAGGAAGAGAAATTGCGTGACCGAAAGCGTTATCTCCGATGAAGATTGCGCTATAACGATCCTTAGCTCCGTTACCTGTCTTTGTTGCTGGAGTGATGTATCCACCACCAGCTGTGATTGTTGGTGTTACCGCTGTGTCAGTTGTGTAACCTGCACCAGCACCGCCAGCAACCTTTTCAACTTGTGTTGTTTCGATGAATACTGTGTCGTATAGACGACCAATTTCACCTAGCATGAAGTTTCCTGGAGCTGCGTACTTTGTTACTTCGATGAACTCTGCGTTGTCGCGAAGTTTACGAGATTGGTGAGGGTGAACAAAAGCAACATATGTCTCACCAAGGCGAGGGATGTTCTTTGTTGCAAGGCTCTCAACAGCGTCCTTAACGGTATGTGGTGTAAGGAAGAAGTTACCAGTCATTGAAGCACGGGTTGTTCCCTTTGTACCATTTGCGTACCAGTTATTAACTGCT